CCTAAACAACCACAACTTGAACCTAAACCAATTGGTGGAGATGGTGTTGCTTTATTACAAGTAAGACCTGATAGAACAGAACCTGCTACAACTGTAAGAATAGTAGATAATGGTTTTGAAACATATGCTGCAGGATCAGGAATTATAAATGTATTTTCACCCGGACATGGTTTAACAGATTCAACAACATATAGATTTAGAGGACCACCAACTACTTCTGCAGGAAGTTCTTTTACTTATGCTAATCCTCAAAGTTTTGATGGTATAACAGGAGCTAATATCGCAAAAGCAACTGGATATACAATAAGAACAGGAAAATACAAAGCAGATTCAGATGGAGCTGGAACTGCTGGTAGAGATGCAAGAAGTTCTTACCTAACAGATAACTTTTTCTTTTTTACAGTTGACACAAATACTGCTACAACAGGTAGTATAAAAGGAGGAGGCTACGGTTGTTCCGTTGGGCCTGTAACAATAGAAGCATGATAAACAAAATTTGGAATTGGATAAAAAACATATTTAAACCTGAGAAACAAGATCCTCATCTTGAAATGTATGAAGAAACTGCGAAACAAAAAAAGATACGTTTAAAACATCAAGGAGATAATAAATAATGGCCGGTATAAGTTATACAACTCTAGTTACACAGATAAGAAATTACACTGAAACAGATTCTAATGTTTTAACTACAGATATTTTAGAAAATATAATTTTAAATTCTCAATATAGAATTATGAGAGATATACCTATTGATGCAGATAGACTTCAACAATCAGGTAATTTAGTTATAGGTCAAGAATCAATTAATGCTCCTGCAGGTGCATTGTTTGTAAGAGGTATACAAGTTTATGACTCTAATTCCGCTATAACAGGTGCTAATACTTGGTTAGAAAAAAAAGACGTAACCTATTTACAAGAATATGTATCTTCAACAGCTTCTGATAAAAGAGGTAAACCAAAGTATTATTCTATGTATGGAGGAGCGACTGGAGATACTGATACTACATCAGGAAGAATGTTTCTTGCACCAGTTCCTGATGATACTTACAAATTTAGAGTGCATTATAATAAAATGCCAGCCACTTTAGAGTCTGGAAATGCTACAAATTATATAAGCATGAATTTTCCAAATGGTCTATTATATTGCTGTCTATCAGAAACATATGGATTTTTAAAAGGTCCGATAGACATGTTGACACTATATGAAAATAAGTATAAACAAGAGGTACAAAAGTTTGCTAACGAACAAGTTGGTAGAAGACGAAGAGATGACTACACAGATGGTGCTATTCGAATACCAGTTAAATCAGCAAACCCATAGGAGATAAAAAATTATGGCAATAACATCAGCAATTTGTACAAGTTTCAAACAAGAAATTTTAGTAGGTACTCACAATTTTACAGCGACAAGTGGAAACACTTTTAAAATAGCTTTATTTACAAGTGATGCATCTTTAGGAGCTGGAACTACAGCTTATTCAACATCAAATGAAATTACAAATGCATCAGGAACTGCATATACTGCAGGAGGAGCTACTTTAACAAGTGTAACTCCAACTACTTCTGGTACAACTGCAATCTGTGACTTTGCAGATGTTAGTTATTCTTCAGCATCTTTTACAGCTAACGGTGCATTAATTTATAATGACACACAATCTGACAAAGCTGTGGCAGTTATCGCATTCGGTGGTGACAAAACAGTTTCTTCTGGAACTTTCACTATTCAATTTCCAACAGCAGACGCAAGTAACGCAATCATTCGTATAGCGTAAGGAGGACCTCCTTATGGCATCTACCTGGGGTAATAACACTTGGGGATCTAACGAGTGGCAAGACGATCAAATAGTCGTATCACTTACTGCACCTGAATCAGCTTCTGCTTTAGGTACACCACAATCATTTAACGTTGAAGGTTGGGGCAGACAAACTTATGGTAATTCAGGTTGGGGTGTAGAATACTCTGTTCAACCAACTGGAGTTTCTGCAACAACTTCTGTTGGAACAGTAACAGCTGCTCAATTTATATTAGCAGATCTGACTGGTGTTGAAGCAACATCTACTTTAGGTACGTTAGGAATCAGCACTCTTGTAATTCTTTCAGGTCAATCAGCATCTGTTTCTTTAGGTGATTCAGAAGAATTTAATGAAACAGGTTGGGGTAGGTTATCATGGAACCAAGCTGACTGGGGTGAAGGAGCAGATGAAACCATATCTGTATCAGGTTTTGAATTAACAGCATCTCCAGGATCTATAACCATGGGTGTTACATACCTATTAGAAATGATAGGTGCAAATCACTCTATGACTTCTAGTGTTGGAAGTCCAAATGTTTTTGGTGAAATAGGCGTTCCTATGACAGGTGTGTCTGCAACTTTTGCAACTCCAACTATGGGTTATGTAGGAACTTTAGTTGGTTGGGGTAGAGATGGTTGGGGAGATCTTTCTTGGGGAGAATCTACAAATCAAGTTATACCTTTAGTAGGTAGAGAAGCAACAGCAAGTGTTGGTTCTCCTACTTTAGGATTTGCATATGAATTATCTGGTCAAGAAGCAACAACAAGTGTTGGTAGTTTTAGTTTTGTAATTAGTCCCACAGTTAGTCTTGAAGGACAATCATCGACAGTAACTTTAGGAACACTAGGAGTTGCTTTTGGCGTAAGTACAGAACCTATAAGTGGCATAGCTGCAACAGCTAGTGTAGGAACTTTAGGATTAGAATTTGGTCCAAGCGCAATTACAGGAGTATCAGCAACAGCAAGTGTTGGAGAGCTTACAACAGGAGCTATTGAATTAATAAATATAACAGGAGTATCTGCAACTACTTCAGTAGGATCTATAGTATCAGAAATAGGTGTTCCATTAACAGGTGTTAGTGCTTCTTTCTCTGTAGGATCTATAACTACTTTATCAGACATAACCGTTGGTTTAACAACAGATGGAATAACCTCTACTGTAGGATTACTTGGAATAGAATTGTACGCAAATATTGACACAGGATCAAATACATCGTATACAGGTGTTGCAGCAGGATCAAACAGTAGTTATTCTAATGTTGCAGCAGGATCAAACAGTAGTTATTCTGATGTTGCAACAGGATCAAACAGTAGTTATTCTGATGTTGCAACAGGATCAAATACGAGTTATAGTGACGTCGCATAGGAGATAAAAAATTATGGCATCAACATACACACCTTTAGGAGTTGAGTTACAAGCAACCGGAGAAAATGCCGGAACTTGGGGAACAAAAACTAATACTAACTTACAAGTTTTCGAACAAATATCTGGCGGGTATACTACACAAGCAGTATCCGATTCTGGTGACACTACTTTATCTGTTTCTGATGGATCAACTGGTGCAACTCTTGCACATAGAATTATAGAATTTACAGGTTCACTAACTTCAGGAAGAAATGTAACAATTCCTCTTGATGTACAAAATTTTTATGTTTTAAAAAATGGAACTTCAGGTTCACAAACTGTAACATTTAAATATGCTAGTGGTACAGGAACGAGCGCTGCAGTTGCGTCTGGTAAAACTATTATTGCTTATGCTAAAGCAGACGACGGCACAAATCCAAATATAACAGCAGTTGAATTTGGTGGAGATGTTGTTGATGATACTTCACCGCAATTAGGTGGTAACTTAGATGTTAATGGAAATGATATTGTTTCGACTTCTAATGCAGATATAGATATTGTACCAAATGGAACTGGTGATGTTGTACTTGCAGCAGATACAGTAAAAGTCGGGGACAGTGGTGCAGCAGCTGTTTTATCATCAAATGGTGCTGGAACACTAACTGTAACAACAGGTGGTGCAACAGATTTAATTTTAAATACAAATAGCGGAACAAACTCCGGATCTGTTACTATTACAGATGCCGCTAATGGAGACATAACTGTAGCTCCAAATGGCACTGGTAGAGCAAAAGTAACTAATGCTACATCAAGCTCAACACAAATCGTAACTACTGATGGAAAAGGTATTGTCTTTTCCATGGTTTTCGGGTATTAATCTAGAAGGAGAATAAAAAATGGCAACACCGAATTTAGTAAATATTGCAACAATCACACCCAAAAATGCTATGGGTACTTTATCTGATACTAACAGAACTACTATGATTGATGTACCTGCAGAAACTGCAGTAAGAATTGATACAATATTATTAGCAAACATTGATGGAACTAATGCTGCAGACGTAACAGTAGAAATTAGTAATGACAATGGTTCAACTTATTATAAAATTGCAAGTACAATTTCTGTACCTGCAGATTCAACATTAGACTTAATCGCAAGACCTATCTATTTAGATGAAACAGATCTTATAGCTGTAACAGCTGGCGCTGCCAATGATATAGCTTTTCATGTTTCTTATGTAGAAATGGTTGACTAGGAGAATAAATGCCAAAAATAATTAAACCTGCAAAAGGTACTTTTACAACAGCAGATGTTACAATCGATAGTTCTGGAAGAGTTATAGCAGCTGCTTCTGGATCAGGTGGAGCGCAAGCAATGTCTTTTGATTTTGTAGGTGTAGGACCAGCAACTGGAAGTTTTGCAACAAGTCCAGCTAGTTCAACAGTGTTGGCTTACATTGGTGGGGGCGGAGCTGGATCGGGTTGTAATTCTCACGATGGTAATGCTGGTGGCGATGGAGGTGACGGTGGATATGGTTATTTTAAAACTGCCGTATCTGGAGGAACGACTTTAAACTATAACATTGGTGCTGGAGGAAATACTGGTAACGTTGCTACTACAGGAAATGCTGGAAATGCAGGTACTGCTACTACTTTAACTAACGTTGGAACTTCAAATGGTGGAGCTGGTGGAAATGGTGGATCGCCAGGGGGTGCTGGTAACGCTGGAAATGCTGGAACTGCTCCAGGAGCAGGTCTAACTATTGATACAACTCTAGGGTGGATGATTCCAACAGATACAAGTACATCTAACTTAACTAATGCTCAAGTAAATGCAGGTAAAGCTTCAGCTATTCGAGGTGCTAAATCTACTACAGCTTCTGGTAAACCTGGTTTTTTAGCGGTGTATGACGCATAGGAGAAATAAATGGCATATGTAATTTTATCAAAACAATTAGAATTAAACTCAGTTTGCAAAATAGCTGCAAACGATACTGATTTAAATAATTTAAACATTTTTCAAAATGATTATAGAGTTATTTCTATAAGTGATTCGGATTGGACTTTATTACAAAAAGATCTTTTAGTAGTAGAAAGTTCAACAGAAGATTCTGTTACATTTCAAGCCATTACTAAAGATACTACAAATGGTGTTCATTCTGAAGAAAGTTTAAGACAGAATATAACTAATTTGATTGAACAAATAAATTTATTTTTAAAAAACAATCAAAGTCATCCAGACAAAACAGAATGGGAAAGTTTTAAATCTTACATGGAGAATTTTGATTATTCTCAAATAACATTTCCAATGCATCAAACTTTTTGGGAATTTTGTGCAGACCAACCTGGTTTGCAATGGCGAAATATTTTGCAATTACCTTAAAAAAGTGTATATTCTTTTAAAAAGAATATATAATGAAAGATATCTCTAGTTTTATAAAAATATATAATAACGCTTTGCCTGAAAAATTAGCTGAAAATATTTTAGATATTTGTAAATCCCCTTACGCAATGTATGAAAAAGCTTTATTAACAACAAAAAAAGAAATTCCAAAAATAAGAAGTTGTTCTGCATGGCACTTAAACAATATTTCTAGTGAATCTAAAACCAATCAACATTTATGTAATATTTTTAAAAAGATTATTTTTCAAACAATGAAAGAATATACAAAAGAATATTCTATACAAGAGAGTAGAGATAAAATTGCTATTGAAAGTATTCAAGTTTTAAAATATGAAATTGGTGGTCATTATATTTATCACAGCGATGACAGTATGTATGACCCACGTTTTTTAAGTTTTATATATTTATTAAATGACGACTATGAGGGTGGAGAACTAGTTTTTAGGAGTTGGGAAAATAATATAGAAGAAAAAATTAAAGTTGTAAAAAACACTGTAATTATTTTTCCAAGTAATTTTATGTTTGTGCATAAAGTAAAACCAGTTACAAAAGGAACTAAATATTCAATAGTATCATGGATAAAATAAAAAATAAAATAATTAAAAATTTTATATCAGAAGATGAAAAAAATCTTCTTAAAGATTATGTTTGTTTAAAACATAAAATAAACGAGTCTAGTTTTGATATGTTTGCAGATATAACAAATGGAGCTGAAACATACTTTTATTCCGATCCTATTTTTGAAACTATTATGTTAAGAAAAAAAAATTTAATGGAAAAAGAATTAAATAAAAAATTACTACCTACTTACACTTATTGGAGAATGTACACTTATGGTGCTAAATTAAAAAAACACAAAGATAGACCAGAGTGTGAAATAAGTATTAGTCTTAATATTGGTGCAGATAAAAAGTGGCCAATATATATTAATAACAAACCATTTATTTGTAATGAAGGAGATGCTGTGTTATATTTTGGATGTGCTCAAGAACACTATAGAGAAAAATATTTAGGAGATTGGTGTGCTCAAGCTTTTATTCATTACGTTGATGCAGAAGGCCCTAATAAAAATTTACATATGGATCAAAGACAATATTTTGGATTACCTTGGAGTAAAAATTAATGAAAATAATACAAAGAGAAGATGGTGGTGGAGAATTTTTATTTGAAAAACATGAAATAAAAATATTAAACGAAAAAAAAAAACTAATATTAGATGGTGAAAGTATGGCCCACATGGTAAATACTTTAGGTAAAATTGCAGTTGAATTTGCAGCTTCAAGACCAGATCATTTAATTAATGTACAATCAAATAGTGAAAGTAAAATTAATGGAAAATAAAATTAAATTTATAACTACAGAATTAGTAGAAGATATAGAAGAAATAAAACCAATACCTGCAGGCCAACATCTGCCAGAGTGGTTTAAAAATGCACCACCAAATAAAGTTGGAGCTATAACTATAAAAGGTTGTATGCCTTTACAGGATTCAATGACCTCTGGTTATCTTTTAAGATTACCTCAAGATATGACTATTCATTTTAACGTAATGGATAAGGTAGAAAAGAAAAAAATGATTAAAATAGATTTTGCTATGGGGCAACACGATTTGAATAATCCAAGTTTTCAAAACGACCCTGAACCTCATAGTACAAATCAAGTAGGTGGACCAAAATCGTATATTGCTGAAGAAAACTCTCCAGAAGGTGTGTGTCCTATTCCTAAGATAATTAATCCATTTAAAATAATTACTCCTCCAGGATGGTCTTGTTTATTTGTACCCCCTTTTCATAGAGAAGAAGATTACTTTAAAATCTTACCTGGTATTGTAGACACTGATATCTATCCACAAGTTGTAAATTTTCCATTTACTTTTAATAGACATAAGTACCCATCTTTTATTAAAACACTTAAAAGAGGTATGCCATATGCTCAAGTAATACCTTTTAAAAGAAGTAATTGGAAAATGGAAGTTTCTTACGTAAAAGAATTAAATCGTTTATCTTTAAATTGGGCTACTAAAATTTTAAATAGATATAAAAGTATTTGGTGGAATAAAAAGAAATACAAATAATAAATTTAAATTGTTAAGCTATCGATGAATATAATTCATAAACAAAAAGAAGCTTTCTCAAAAGAGTCTTGTGATAATTTAATAAATTTTTTTGAACAAAATACTGAACTAGCTTCTGCTGGTAGAGGTGGAACAAAACCTTTAAACAATTTAGAAATTTCTGTTAAAATAGAAAATCAAGAAAGTTTTTTTGGATTAGGTTTGGCAATTGAAAAAGGTATTCAGAGTTTTTTAAATGAATATAAACTTTTTAATGAATGTCTTAGACCTTGGGGTCTGGATGTTAATGCTCAACTCTGTAAATATAAACCTAATAATTATTATAATTATATTCACTGTGAAAATGATGGCTATGCTGATAAATTAAAAAGAGTGTTTGCATGGATGATTTATTTAAATGACATAAAAGAGGGAGGAGGAACAGAGTTTATACATCAAAATATAACAATCGTTCCAAAAGCAGGAGATTTTTATATATGGCCTGCGGGTCCTTCTCATATGCACAGAGGAAAAAACGCACCTAATGAAAATAAATATATAATTACTGGATGGTTTAATTTTTTATAATGATTAAAATAGCAGTTATTGGTGCTGGCACTGTTGGTGTATTAAGTGTAATTCATTTTTTAGGATATACTGAAAACGTACAGGTGACATGTATTCATAACCCAAAGAAAAAAATATTAGGTATTGGTGAAAGTAGCACAGTGGCTATGCCTACTTTACTTTGGGAAACTTTAAACTTTAATCCTGAATTTGATGGACAAGAATTACAGTTTACTTTTAAGACTGGTGTTTATTATAAAAATTGGAGAAAAGATAGTTTTGTTAGTCCAATAATGCCTCCTTCATATGCTATACATTTTGATAATTTTAAATTAGCAGAAGTAATTTTTAAACATGTTTATCTTAAATACAAAAATAGGTTTAATGAATTAAACATAGACATTAAATCTTTAAAACAAGATAAAAATAAAGTGACTATTAATGAACAACATACCTATGACTATGTAATAGATTGTAGAGGTTTTCCTAAAGATTATAGTAATTATAAAAAAGTAAAACTTCCGATTAATCATTGTTTAGTAAACGGAGTCGAAGAACCTGGAAATTGGAATTTTACATATCATATTGCTCATAAAAATGGATGGATGTTTGGTATACCTTTAAAAAAAAGACAAGGGTTCGGTTATTTATATAATGATAACATAACTTCTAAAAATGATGCAATAAATGATTTTTCACAGTATTTTAAAAACAATTTTAATAAAGATAATTTAAGAGAATATAAATTTGAATCTTATAAAGCTAAAAATTATATTAATAATAGGATTATGTTAAATGGAAATAAAGCTCTTTTTTACGAACCCATAGAAGCAATATCTGGTTTATTCTATGACTATTTAAATAGAATTTATTTTGATCACATTTTTAAAAATGTAAGTATTAATGAATCAAATAATCTTGCTCATGATTTAGCTAAAAGATATGAAAATTTTATATCTTATATCTATCATGGTGGTAGTATGCATGAGTCAGATTTTTGGAAATATGCCTCAAATTTATGTTCTAACAATTTAAAAAATGATTTATGGTATGAAACTAAAAATGCTATTAATGAAAAAGCTACAGACCATAGAAGATGGCCTTTTTCACCTCTTGCTTGGAAAATTTTAGATCTACATCTATATAATAACAAGAACTTTAATTAAATTAGTGCTATAGTAATTATTGAATTGTGATATAATCTGATATATTACCTACTAAACAGGATTTTATATGTTACAGAAAATAGGGTTTCAACCAGGTATAAACAAACAAATTTCAGAAACTACAGCTGAAGGTCAGTGGGTAGACTGTGATAATGTTAGATTTAGATACGGAACACCTGAAAAAATAGGTGGTTGGAAGCAATTAGGAACAGACAATTTAACAGGAGCCACAAGGGGCCTTCATCATTTTGTAAATAGTCTAGGTAGAAAGTATGCTATTATAGGAACTAACTCTATTTTATATGCTTATTCAGGTGGTGTATTTTACGATATACACCCTATTAAATCTACAACAACGCTTTCAAATGCATTCAGCACTACCAACGGATCACCGACTGTTACTATAACTTTTTCTGGTGCACACAATATACAAGAAGATGATATTATTCTTTTAGACAATTTTACAGCTATAACTAATTCAAATTTTAGTGCCTCTGACTTTGATGATAAAAAATTTATGGTAACCTCTGTACCCTCAACTACAACCTTAACTATTACAATGCCCTCAAACGAAACAGGTAGTGGCGCAACAACATCTGGTGGTATTAGAGTTCAACATTACTATCACGTTGGACCTGCAGTGCAGGCAAAAGGTTTTGGTTATGGATTAGGATCTTGGGGTGGAGAAGATGCAGGAGCAGTAACAACAACTTTAAATGGTGCAATCAATGCTGCAGTCACTAGCATTACAGTGGCTGATGCTTCACAATTACCAGACTCAGGAACTAATTTTATTATAATAGATTCTGAAGAAATTTCATATACAGGTATTAGCACTAATACTTTAACAGGATGTACAAGAGGCGTAGCAGGAACAACAGCAGCTTCTCATAGTGATGGTGCCACAGTTACAAACTCAACTGACTATATTGCCTGGGGCGAAGCAGCATCCGGTGACTTAGTTATTGAACCTGGTATGTGGTCTATAGATAATTTTGGAGACAAAGCTATTTGTTTAATACACAACAGTTCATGTTTCGAATGGGACTCTTCATTATCAAATGCAACGACAACAAGAGCAACAATTATATCAGGTGCACCAACAGCATCACGTCACATGGTTGTATCAACTCCTGATAGACACTTAGTATTTTATGGTACAGAAACAACTATTGGAGATACATCAACTCAAGATGATATGTTTATAAGGTTCTCGGACCAAGAAGATATTAACACTTATATACCTACAGCAACCAATACTGCCGGTACACAAAGACTGGCCGACGGATCACGGATCATGGGAGCTATAAGAGGTCGTGATGCACTTTACGTTTGGACTGATACAGCGTTGTTTACTCAACGTTTTGTAGGTCAACCTTTTACTTTTGCTTTTGCACAGGTTGGAACTAACTGCGGACTTGCGGGACAGAACGCATGTGTTGAAGTCGATGGTGCTGCTTACTGGATGTCAGAGAATGGGTTCTTTAGATTTGCTGGTAAACTAGAGTCACTACCTTGTTTAGTAGAAGATTATGTTTATGATGATATAAATTTAGAATCTGGAAATCAAATGATTTCTGCAGGGTTAAATAATTTGTTTGGTGAAGTAATATGGTTTTATCCAACGTCTTCATCATCGGTTGTAAACAGAATGGTTTCTTATAATTACTTTGATTCATCACCACAAAGACCTGTATGGACAAATGGAACTTTATCTAGAACTATGTGGAGAGACTCAGCTATATTTGGAAACCCGCATGCAACAGAGTATGATGCAGGTACAGATACATCCTTTGATGTTGTTGGAAATACAGAAGGTATAACAACTTATTATGAACACGAAATAGGTACTGATCAAAATAAAAATGGAACAATAACTGCAATTACTGCAAATATTTCATCTGGAGATTATGATATTACACAATCAAGATCATCAACTGGTCAACAAACAGGTGTTGCAACATTTAGAGGAGATGGTGAATTTTTAATGAAGATAAGAAGATTTGTACCAGATTTTATAAGTCAAACAGGAGCAACTAGAATTACATTACAATTAAAAAATTATCCAAATAGTTCACAATCAGGTTCACCGTTAGGTCCATTTGATGTTACTTCATCAACTACAAAAGTAGATACACGTGCAAGAGCAAGAGCAGTGGCTATGAAAATAGAAAATACAGCAGCTAGTCAAAGCTGGAAACTAGGTACTTTTAGATTAGACATACAACCAGATGGAAGACGATAATGGCAAAAATTGTACAGGTAATAACTAGACCATCAAATGAATATGATATAGAAACTGCAGAAGCTCAAGTAAGAGATCTTGATGGTATTGTAGAAAAATTAAACTCAACGTTTCAAGAAGAATTAAAAGATGAGATTGAAGCATTTAACTTTTTTGTAAATTAATGGCTAATCAATATAAATTTGCAGGTATAGATAACAGCACATCAGGAGCAGCTTTGACTCCTTTAGGATCTGGTAACCCTTTAGTTAGTGAAACTTATGTCATTAAATCTATATTGGTTACATCGGCGGGCACACCCACTGTTACAGTTACAAATAACAGTATTACAGCTATAAAATCAGCAGCTTTGACTGCTAATGTTACAACAGAATTATTAACTCAACCTTTAGTGGTTGAAGGTGGAGATAGTTTTACAGTGCTTTCAAGCAGTTCCGACTCGTTTGACGTAGCTATTAGCTATTTAAATATTAAAAAGGAGGTAACTACATAATGATTGAATTACAACCAGATAAAATTATAGAAAAGATAACAAATAAGAAAACTGGGGAAAAATATAAAAATGACGGAGAATGGAAGGCTAAAGGTATATCACCAGAGGACATTAGAAGAGATGTAACTGTTATAATGCCAAGCCTTGATTTATTCCCAAAAACAAAATAGAATAGTAAAATGGCCATAACTAGATCACAACAAGCAAGACAATTATATAGAGACGCAGGATACGTTCAAGCAGCGTATGGTAAATCTGCAGCTACACCTGGACCTGTTGAATATGATACAGGAGTAGAACAACAAAGAACTGAAAATATTTTTAACGAAACTATCCAACCTAAAAAAGAATTAAGTGTAAATGAAGTATTAACTAAAGCAGGTGATGTTCAGAGAGTAAAAAATGCAATTACAGGTGGTGGTTTAACAGCTTTAATTAGTCCTCAAATGATTATAGGTAAATTAATTTTAGATCAGATTCAAAAAAATAAAGATGAAAATGAAAATCAAACTATAGTAGAACCTGTTTTTGCAGAAGGTGGAGATGTAGTAGGTGGTGAATATGATTTTGATTCAGCAAGACAGATGTATGGTCTAGGTAAACTTGTTAAGAAAATTACAAGATCAGTTAAAAAAGTTGTAAAGTCACCAATAGGTAAAGCTGCGTTGTTATATACAGGTCTTGGTGGTTTAGGGAGCCTTGCTCAAGGAGGAAGTTTTTTTACTAATTTTGCAAATCCACTAAGTCAAATTAGAAGTGTAGGGTCTATATTTGCTAAAGGTGGTTTAGATAATATAATGGCTAGAACTGGACTAGGTGAATTTGTTCCGGGTGGTCCCGGAGATGCTATTTTTAAAAAGAATTTTTTAGGTAAAGCCTTAACAAGTCCTACTGCTTTAATATCAGCAGCATCAGCAGTAGCAGGAGCTTTAACACCGGAACAAGAAGCAGAAGCACAACAGATAGCAGATGAAACAGGAATAGCTATAGAGACTATAAGAGCTAATCCTAATGAATATCTAGGAAGAAGATTTAGAGCAGAAGGTGGATCTATGGATGAACCAGTTGCTAAAAAGACTATGCCATTATTAGATATGGATGGTCAAGAAATGGATTTAAGAGCTGAAGGTGGATTTGTTCCAATAGGACGTATGGAAAAAGCAGATGACGTGCCTGCAAGATTATCAAAAAATGAATTTGTATTTACAGCAGATGCTGTAAGAAATGCCGGAGAAGGCGATGTAGACAAAGGCGCAGAAGTGATGTATAACATGATGAAAAACTTAGAATCCGGAGGTGAAGTTTCAGAAGAATCTCAAGGGTTAGAAGGCGCTAGAGAAATGTTTCAAACATCACAAAGGTTAGAGGAAGTAATATAATGGCTATTCAACAATCACAAGTTTTACCTGCACAATTTGTTCAAGACCTAGGAAAAGATTTAGCAACACAAGTAACTGCACAATCAGGTGTACCTGTTGTATCAACTGGTATTGCTGGTATATCACAACAAGCAGGTGAATCTGCTGCAGACTTTGCGGCAAGACAAAGTGCTGCTCAAGACTTTACAACAAGAAAACAAAGTTTATCAGGACTTGCACCACAAGTAGCGGGTCAAGATGCATTACAACAACAAGCACAAAATTTAGCTACATCAGGTGTAGGATCATTTCAACCATTTTTAAATCAAGCAACATCACAAGCACAAGTTGCTGCTGGATTAGGAACGCAGGCTCTTGGACAATTATCAGGAATA